GTTCTCAATACCCAACAAGGCGTTGTTGTACCACCAACCCAAATCAGCCAACGCCTCACCAAACAAATCTGGTTCAATATGACCATGCCAATGAGCAACAACCACACCATCCTGCGCATTGATTATGTGCGCCGAACTATAGTCACCATAAGACAAACCTTCGGCAACATCAGCACCAATCACATAAACACCATCAGGCTTAGGTGTACCCCACACCGTCAATTCGCCATCCTCGGACTCAATAAACGAAACAGACCCATCCGCATAATGATGGAAATAGCCACGCATCGGCTCCTGAGGTTCCAGTTCATCCAACAAATCGGTATCAAACACAGGATTGCCAGATTTGATGAACGCTTCGCTGGGGTTGCGTGGATACTCTTGATGCAACTGCCAAGACTGCATGTTGCGTGCCTTGTCCTCGTACCAGTCCTCGCCACGCTCACCGTCCGCATCCCACGAATAAAAAATCCCAGTAAACTTGTTGGCTCCCGTTTGGGAGCCGACCCACAACTGGTGAAAAAAGTTGCCAGAACCATTAGCCGTACTAAGACCCATCACCCGCCCACCGACATCCGCAATAGGCTCAATACTCGCCCACGCTTCCTCTGGGTTGGGCAAAAATGCCCACTCATCCACAAACACCGCATAGACAGATTCACCACGGGCAGGGTCAGACCCAGACGGCAACGACTCAATCGCCGACTCATTATCAAAAGTCATCTTCAACTGATGGTCGGTCGTCTGCTTCGGACCCTTCTCACGCATCCAAAACGGCAAAAACTTGTAACCATACTTAGATTTAGACAACAACTTCATCGCCTCACGCTCAGTGCGTGACAACATAATCACAAAACGGTCCTGAAAAAAATATGTCATCCAAAACGCATAAGCGGCAGCCAAAGTAGAAAACCCAATCTGGCGTGCCTTCAGAACAACCGTATAGCGGTCCGACATCCACACCCTGACGGTTTCCATCTGAGCGTCACGCAACTTGAACAAAATCCGCCCCTTGGACGGATGCTTGATAAACCAGTAGTTCTCACAAAAATATGCGAACCCAGCCAACTGCCCGTCAACGGTATCGTCTGCGCCACGACACAACCGCCACTCTTTTTCGTGCAACAACTCCTGAATGTTCATAATCCCCACGGCTGCCAGCCGTTACCCCCATTATGCTCAACACTATAATCATATATTGCCTTAGCGGCAACCATATTCGTCACAGGATTATACAACTGGCTACAGTTCTCCAAAACACCTTGAGACTGCAACCATCCCTCGGCATAATAGCGTGACGGCTTACACCAAAACATGTTTATCTGAAACAAACCAATACTGCCACCATTCGGGTCCTTGGGATTCATCACCGTCGGGATGCACCTAGATTCCCTGTGCATCACCCTGAGGGCTGTCGGCATTTCGTTTCGGAACCCGACACGGAAAACCGCAGAAGCGTACTCTGGGCAGTGCTGAGGGTAACGCACCTGAGAGTGCGTAGGCATCAACGCCAATACAATAGCCATTAGCAGTTTCATTGTCATGCCTCAATTCTATCCGCCCGCAGGGCGGAATTGTTTATCGGCTGGAAGTGGTGCGACCGAACGCCCTATCCTTGGGGTCCAACCAGCGGATAACTGGCGGAATCAAAGCGGCGACAAAAGCCTTCAGGACATCTCGCCAAGTGAAGTCAATTGTCGCCATAACGGCAACAACTGCCGCCAGTGCCGAACGCAGATACGACTTCAACATAGCCTGCTGCTTTTTGTCCAATTTCATCTTCCCTACTTTCGTGGTCATTTGGCTACTTCGGTGGCAGGTGAAACGAACTCGTCTAGTTCTGCGTCGTAGCGGTCACCGATACCAGCGTACTTCTTGCCTTCTGTCTCAAAGTGGGCATCGTGCCACAATGACACATCGCCATAGCGGTCAGGGTTCGCTTCTATCCACTCAAACGACCCAGCACAAGCAACCTGAGTGACCACGCCATCTACGACTTTGGCAAAGATTCTATTCTCAGACATAATGTGCCTTTCTTATCGTTGGTCGCACATCGTGCATCGTGGGCAGACCCCACACGGCATCGTTGTCGGTTGATGTTCCCACAACATTGTCGTAGTTGTGTGTGAACTCGCTCATACCGAAGTGTGCGTACACGGACTTGATGACGCTCTGCGGCGATGACACGAGTGCGTCGTATGAAACGACGATGCAAAGTTCTGGCACGAAAGAAAGCAGGTGATTCCGTGAACGCTCACAGCGAGCAATAATGCCGCTTCGCAGTTCGTCGGCAGGCTCAAACACGCTGTTCGGATACTTGCCCATGAGTCTGCGAAACGACGCTTCTACTTCATCGGCAGGTCTATCCATCACTATGAATCGTGGCAGGTCTGGTGCGTACTGCATTAACATGTTCAGGTTCTCTGGCGTTCCCCAAGTGAACGACTTGTCAATGACGAGCGATTCTTTGCGGTCTGCGTAGAAGTCACCAATCAGGTTGCCGAGAACACGACGCTTCGCATCGTTGTTTGGGTTGGCATGAAGAGCAATCTGGTTATCCCACAATTCGTGTGTGTGCCACAACAGATTGCACACGGGGCTGGATGACGACACAAACACATCAGGGTTCTGATTCAGCAGGCTTGCCAACAGCGTTGAGCCGCTTCGTGGCATACCAGCGAGATACGCAATCACTTGAATCTCACATAGGCGATGCCTGAATACCCTGCCGCACCGTCTGAACTAATCGTGCTTGCCCTACCCACACCACCGCCACCTGTGTTCGCTGAGCCGTTGCCCGAACCTGCCGTGCCGTTGCCGCCTGAGCCACCACCGCCACCACCACCACCTTTGTAGGTCGTGGTAGCAGACTGACCAAGCCAAGTTGAGATGTCTAGTCCTGCGCCACCGTTGCCGCCGACATTGGATGCACCGTTTGAGCCAACTGCGCCTGCACCACCGCCGCCGCCGCCGCCACCTTCATACGCACCGCTAGAGCCGCCATTACCGCCGTTGTAGCCCTGTGTCTGGATAGCACTTCCACCTGTTCCGTTATTCTTTGCGCCGCCACCCGTGCCACCAAACATCGCTTGATTGAAATACAAGGGTGAAGCACCTGCGCCGCCACCGACAGCAGTTATTTCGTAGGTGCGAGTAGATGAATAGATAGATGACGATTTGCCCGAAGCACCATAAACATCAGATGAACCACTCGTGCCGCCAGCACCGACATCTACCGTGTAATCACCTGCTGCGAGATAGACAGTTTGGCGTACCACACCGCCGCCGCCGCCGCCACCAGAAGTTCCGTAGTTGCTCTGCGACCTACCGCCAGCACCACCGCCACCGACTAGACAGACATCAAACAGACCTGCTTTGGTGACACTCAGCGTGCCATCATTGATGGCGGTCAGCAGAGTCCACGATGCGCTGTCGGCGGTAATCGTCGTTGATGTTGCGCCTGTACCGCTGAGAGTCGCCACACCGTAATCCATCACAGGAACCTTGTCAGTCGTCTGCGACGACACATAACCCAAATACGAACGACTCATTCCGCTACCTCAACTGTCGGTGAAACAAACACATCATTCTCGACATCGTAGATGTCGCCGATACCAGCGTACTTGCCACGGAAGTTCCCGTTGTACGAAGTCTGCTTCCATTCGCCTGCGATACCTAGCGAAGCGATGAACGCCTGACCGATAGGTTCGCTCTCAGGGAAGTCGGTGTCGCCCAGAACGGCGTTGTTGATGACATTGACTTGCTGAACGATGCCGTTCTCAACCTTTGCGAAGTGTGCCATCAGATGCCTACCAAGTGATGCTTCCGTTGCCCGTAAATGTGTAAACGGTGTATGCGCCAACATTTGGAGTAACTGTCGGGCTACCCGTTGTTGATGCGGCGGGTGTAGTGCTTCGCACGATGACGATGCCCGAGCCGCCGCTGCCTACTGTTGCGTTCGCCGCTGAGATGCGACCACCGCCACCGCCACCCGTGTTCGTGGAACCGTTTGAGCCGACATTGCCACCGCCACCCGTGCCACCTGTTCCCGTTCCTGTGACGAAGCGTGCGCCCGAACCGCCGCCACCGCCACGAGTGGTC